CCGTGATGTTCACGTTGGTGCCAGCCGCCAGCGTGAGACTGCCGGTCAGGTTGTTAAACGCCGTAACGTAGTTGTGTGCGTGGCTGATCGCCGAGTAGCCAGCCGACAGCCCAGAGACCAGCGTTGTGTTCGTCGGGAAGTTTGCGGGCGTCCCAGACAGGTTCGCGTATGCGAAGGTAGTTGGCAGGTTGTGGACGTGATCAGCCCTCGCCGACAGACAACTGCTGCCAGCCGACGCCGTGCCGAGATTCGCAGGCGTGCCATCCGAGAGCGTGATCGACGTGCCGTTGGCACCGTTGCTGCCGCTGGTGCCGGGATCACCACGCGGGATCGTGAGGTCAAGCGTGACGTTCGCGCCGCTGTTCGTCGCCGTAGCCACCACTGAGGCAGACGAGCCAGCGGCACCCGTCGTCACGTTGCCGATAGCAAAGGCTGGCGTGGCACCTCGAGGAAGCCCGAACGCCAACGTCAGATTGCTGCCGCTCGTCGTACCTGTCACCGTAGCGTTACTGCCAGCCGCCAGCGTTGTGGTATTGCCAACGCTCACCAGCGTGGCAGAGCCAGCCGGGATGCCGAGATCCAACGATGCAGCGTAGGCCGTGCCGACGTTCTTGGCGTAGGCCGCCTGGCCGGCGTTGAGCGTTGTCGTGGAATTGATCGTCAGCGTGCCGCTTACGACCGTGGCGTTGCCGGGAGAGATCGTGCCAAGTGAGACGTTGACGGCACCGCCGTTGCCAACGGTGGCACTAACCGTTGAGCCGCTTGATACGGCGACGTTCGCTGCACCAGCGTTTGTGACGTTTACAGAGATGTCCATCACGGTGCCTTTGGTACGAAGTCACCGCTGACGATGGTGCGAGTGATACCGCCTGGAGCCACCCACCGAACGAAGTGCCGATACTTGATCGCCGGCGACAGCGTAGCCGTCTGTTCCTCAGTCACGCCCCATGCCAGAGTACCGGCAGAAGCGTTGACGACAGTGATTGCAGGCGTGATAGCAGTCGCACCAACAGCGTTCACCGTGCCGCCGCCACCACCGAAAAAGCCGTTGGTGCTGACGACGTAGACGCCTGCCGTGAATGAGTAGCCCGTAACGCTGGTGCCGAGTCCGAGCGTGAAGTTGAGTTCATCCCCGACTATGAATGTGACCGTGAGATCACCAGGCAGCTGTTCAAAAGTCGGCATTTCGTGGACTCCTCGTGCGTGGCATTGTCATGGCGACAGGCGGCAGGACGACCGGCTATGCCTCGGCATCGTCAACCCACCTCAACGTAGATCGTCGATTCCCAGCGGTACAGCTTGCTGGTGTCCGACGCGAGGTACAACAGGCCAGCCAGACCCGTTGCGGGAAATGATGCCGTGGTGGCGTAGCTGACCACAGACGGCAGCGGCGTAGCAGTGCCACCACTGGCACGATAGAACAGCCGGCCGTCCGCCTCGTTTATCGCGATCTGGCCGCTGACCAGAGAGGGCGTATTGCCTGCCGTTGTGCTGCGAAGGATGCGTACGGTGTTTGCCACGCTTAGAACGTCCCGCCCGAGATGTCAGAGTTGCCGTCAAGGTAATCAGTGCCAGCAGTAGCAGCCGAGTATGCCGAGCCGTTGCCCTTGAGAAGGCCAGACACGGCAGACGTGAGACCAGTTCCTCCCTGGCCGACGCCAACGGCAGTGAAGCCAGCCGCAAGCGAGCCGCTAGCCAGAGCACCGACGCTCGTCAGGCTGGACGATGTCACGCCAGACCCGAGGGCCGTGGCCGTGAGCACGTTCGTGCCAGCGATCTTGTACGCCTTGCTGCTGGCGAGATCCATGTGCGTTGAAGACGTCCAGGCCGACGTGCTCGCCACCCAGTTGAACGTGTAGTCGGCTGCTGCGTGGATCGTGATGCCGCCACCGTCAGCAGCTGCGTCCGTAGTCGAACCTTTTGCAAGTTCAATGTTTTTGTCGGCTGTAGTCAGCGTCGTGGAGTTGATCGTCGTCGTCGTGCCGTTCACCGTCAGATTGCCACCGACCACGACGTTGCCGGTGAATGACGCACCAGCAAGAGCAGCGTAGGCAGACAGGTCAACCGACACGCCAGCCACGGCAGTTGCCACGTAGGCTTGCGTGGCAAACGCACCACTGCCGCCAATGGCGATGATGCTGGTTGCGGAGCCACCTGAGCCGCCGGTGCCCGTGCCGTAGTAAAGCACGTTCGTCTGCTCGTTGAAGCACAACTCTGCGTTGGCAAGGCTTGCAGGCGCTCCCGCACCGCCACCACTTGCCCGACGCTTGATACGAATAGTGTTTGCCATTAGTAGCTACCCCCATCAGTAATTGATTGTTCAAGCGCCGTCCACGTCGTCAGGTCGCTTTCCATCCGATAGATCAGTCCCGTTGCAGAGACGTAGACAAGCATTCCAGCCTCTTTCCGCAAAAGCGTGATCGCGTCTCTCTCTGCCGTGCTTGCCACGCTGCGGTATCCGCCTTTGCCGTACAGTGCGTAGTGCGTGGCGAACTGGTCAGTCGTGTCAAAAGGCACGACCGGAGCGAGTACGTTGGTGCCTTTGATGCTTGACATACGTCAACTCACCGTCAGCGTGACGGTTCCCGTGATCGGATACGTTGAGCGGTAGATGCCATAAGACAACGCCGACTGCCCTGCAAACGTGATCGTCCGTGTCGTCGTCTCCCAGGCGGACGACGTCAGGCCGCTGACAGCAAACGTCGGTACGCCGAAACTCGTCGGCAGGACGACGTAGATATACGCAGTCTGTGCGGTGATCGTGCGGGACTGTGCCCGAGAGCCTCCGAGGTCATTAGCGAGGCTTGCGACGATCTGGGAGTCAGTCATGGTCTCGCCAGCAAACGAGCCCCAGAAGCGACGCCTGAGCGTCGGAACGACCTGCGACGCCTCGGCAGTGGCAATCGTGTGCACTCGCACCGTCTGACGAAATGCGTCGCCGTAATGAAACACCGGCACGCCACGCGGGCTCGTCACCTCATACGTGATGTCAACGCCGTTGATCGTGTCAATCACCTTGTCGTGCCGCAGCGGCTCGCCGAAAGGCAGAGTGCCAGCCCGGATGACGAAATCACGAGACTCCCACTGCTCAATCACGCCGCTTGTGCCCTGCGACTCAAATCGGCTTGTGCCGATCGTGGCGTTGACCGTGCCGTAGTCCGCGCCTCGAGAGTAACGGACAGACCGCGACGCACCAGCCGCCAGCTGGCCGGCGAGCCACGATGCACCGCTGGCGAGTAGGTCGGACATAGGCACCTCTGACTACAAGACCGCCGGCGGCGCGGAAAGGATGAAACGCTGCCGCCGGCGGCTTGCAGTGGGACGGGGACGATCAGCCTTGGTTGATCAGCACCTTGACGGTCGTGTCGCCCGAGGCAGCAGCAGCCGCAGCCTTGCCGGCACGCTTGTTGCTGCCAGCAGTTGTGGTGATGTTGCTGTTGGTCGAGTCCCAGTAAACGATGGCACCCTGCCCAATCGCACCGGAAGCCTTCGGCAACGTGAACACACCTTCAACAGCCACAGCGCCGAGAGCATTGGCAGCAATCGGACGAGGAGCAACGGTCACAAGGTCATTTAGCACGACCACATCGCCAGCCGCAACAGCGGAAGACGGCGTGTAGTCGATGAGATCGCCATCCTGAAAATAAGAAGCCATTAGATCACCTGCTTTCTGAGGAAATTGGGTTTGGTTGAATCATGCCGCCGGGCGGGCTTGGGCTCCCGCCCGGCGATCACGGTTTGCTGTTGTCAGGCTCAGGCAGTCGCCATCCGGTAGCACGACAGGCTCTCGGCCTTGGACACGCCAAAGTCGAAGAAGCCACGGATCGCAACGCCGAGCAGCTGGTAATCCGGTGCGACCTGTTCGATCGTCGGAGCCTGCTGGCCGTTGAGGAACACCACGTCGAGCGCCGGGAGGTCAACCGAGTCGGCGGCGAGCCACCACGTCGAAGCAGACGTGAGGTAGTTCGACACGACAACGCGGTACCGACCGTTGAGCACGTTCGCCGAAGGCTCCTTCGTGGTGTTGCCCGAGATGAGCAACGCCGACGACATGAGCTCCGCTGCGGTGATTTCCAGTTCCGGCGGCACGAGCAGCACGCGGGGCGCGATGCCGAGCGGGTTGCCGTCCGGGTCGGTCAGCTTGCGGAAGCCGGTGGTAGCCGCCTTCAGCGAGGTCAGCGACAGAGCGTTACCAGCAGCGGCAGAAGCCGCTTGGTAGTAGCTCGAGTTGCTGCTCTGGAACTCACCCCAGATGGCCTCATTCATCGCGAGAGCCGCACCACGACCCATCCGCTGCGGGATCTGAGACAGAGCGTTCAGATCGTCGTTGATCATGTCCTGACGGGTCAGCTGGGTGCTGATTCCGTAGGTGTCCGCAGCGACCGACCGCTTCGTATCGGAAGCCTGAGCGATCTTGAGCTCGCCGGCGTTACCGATCTTGCGGAACTTCATGTCGCCGTTGAGACGCAGGAGGTTGATCGCCTTGAAGTCGTTGACCGACCGCACGGCACTGACGTCCTGCCAAGACGACTCGACGGCGTTGAAGCCGTTGAGCAGGAACTTGTTGACGAGCGCCGACAGCAGGTTGCTGATGTCGTGCGTCGCAAACGCAGCCTTCAAGACCGGCTCGGCGTTGCCAGCGGAGATCCGGCTGCTGCCGGTGTAGCCGTTGGCACGGGCCGCCTCGATCAGCACTTCGCCGATGGAGGTAGTCCGCCTGACCTTGTCGGCAGCTTCCAGCGTGCGGGAGTCAAACGCCTTGTCGGCATTTGGCAGACCGCCCTGGAGGCACAGCGCCGCCTCGATCACCTTGTCGTTCTTCACCTGCTCAACGACGTGAACAGCCGGAGCGCGGCTTTCACGAGTGGCAATGACCTGCTTCATGTTGTCCATTTCCTTCTGCATGGCTTCGATCTTGGCCTCAAACGCAGACACGTCCGCGCTGGCTTCAACCTTGGGCTCCACGACGACGGTCGCCGTGGCTTCCACCTGGGTCGCAGTGACCTCGGCGGGCGTTTCGTTGGCGGATTCCGCCATGAGTAGCTCCTCTGCCTCTTCGGCAGCGATGCGTGCAGACGTTGCGTCATCTGCACCCAAGGTCACAAAACTGACTTCCCGCAACTTGGAAGCCTTTACGATTCGGATAGGTCCGTTGAAGACCTGGCCGTTGACGGTTACTTGCTCGCCGGCGGCTACCTTCTGGTGACGCATCACGTCGGCACCAACAGACGCCTGCCACGCGAAACCCTTTTCAGCCAGTGCAGTCACCTGCTTGGCGAGGTCAGATTCGGCGAGGATCTCGCCCTCGACGTATAGCCTGCCGTTCTCGGCACGCACGCTCGTTGCCTGACCGAGGATGGACGACATCGTGTAGTCGTGACCCATCACGATCGGAATCTTCTGGTTGTATTTCATGCCAGCCAGATCAATCACAATCGGCTCGGCAGACCATCCCTGCCGAATCGCGGCGCCGGTGTACGCCTCGATGGCGAACTTCCTTGGCTGCGACGGCATCCCATCGCCAGCCTCTGCGGCGACAAACTCAACAGCAGTTTCAAGATTCAGCTTGTTCATTGATTTGCGGCCTGATCGGCCTCCTCTGGTGTTGCTGCGCCGTAGTTGCCATCGGGCTCAAGGTCGATGAACAGGCCAAGCTCTTTCATCAACGCAACCTCGGCCGCGCGCTGACGAAGTTCCTGCTCCCAGTTCTTGCCCTGCTTGGCGTATTCGTGAGCAAGCGTGGTCGTGTGAGTACGCAACCTCGTCTGCGCTGCGTTCGCTTCTTTGGCCGGGTCAACGTGCTCTTTGCCGTCCCATGCCCAAGTCCATTGCCATTCGCTGATCGGCGGCAAGCCGCGAGGGACAATGCCAAGAAGCACGGCTTCGTCAAGCCACATACGCAGCGTGCGGTCTAGCATCTGCCGCTCAATCTCATCACGCAGAACACGTTGGTTAGACGTGTAAATCTGGTGGTCCATGCGGCCTGATGCGTAGTTGTAAGACGACGAATCAAGCGCGGCGATGTTGTATGGAATCTGCATGCAACGAGCGATCTCGTTGACGATCTCGCGCTTAAACATCGCGTACGTCGATGTCGGCTGCTCGGCCTTCAGTTGCGAGACGTTCCACCCTTCCGGCAGCGTCACCATCGTGCGCTTTTCGATTGGCATTTCCGCAAACGCATCAACGTCGTCAACCTCGGCGGCCGGCGAGTTTGAGTGCAGGAACGCAGCAAAGTCCGCAGCAGTCTCAGCCGCAGCGAGCACGGCGTCTGTATAGCGACGCAGTTGAGCGAACAGCCGGATAGACGGTGCTACTTCAGACACGCCGCGATGCTGGGCCGGTCGCTGCCGAGAGAACCAATGCAC